GAGTAGGCTTCCAGCCGTGCCTCACTGCTCTTAGTAAATTGGCCTGCCTCTTGGCTTTTGCCTTCGTTGTACTTTTCGCACTCACTTTGCCACCGTGAGAAACCCTGTAACCATCAACTTTTTTTATATGAACGGGACTCATTTTGCTACCCTTATTTGGTTTAACCTTTTAATCTTTTGCCACATAACCTTTTCTTCGCCCGTGTATGTTGTTTTACTACTTGCAATAAACTTGCCAGTATCAGGGTCTTTTTTGCAATTTGCCTTTTTTTGCATTATATTTTCTCTGTGTTCACAGTATTCCAACAATATCCTTGCTTGTTCTCGTTTTATCCGCAAATACGGTAATATGTTCTCAATAAGAAACCTCACATCCATATAGCTATAAACGCCCCATCTGAACAAAGACCTGTGTTTTTTATTCTGTTGTCTGTTTATGCCAAAAGTCCCCAAACCAATATTCTTTATAAACACAACAGCTTGTGGTTCAGCTTGTGTAACTGTAATCGTTGGTCGGTAATTATAAGTATTTTTGGTACGCCTATTCTCTTTAGACCTTGTTAGACCAACATAACCATCGCTATCTATTACGCCAGCAATATATGCCCAATCCGTTTCACTTATTTTGACCGGCATCTTATATCCCTTTTTAACCATGGATATTTCCGTGAATGGTATCGAGGCCAGCATACGAACCATATCCACATGGGATCCGTATAGAAAATCTGTATCCTCATAGGGATTCTATCCCTTAACCATGTAAAAGGTAGAATCCACCATAAGAATATCCAACCTAAAATATTCTCCATTCTTGTCATTACTTTACTTCCTTTGAAAACTTCAGCATTAAATATTCTCTTGTGTATAGCATAAACTTTCCCGTAACGATTCACCATAGCTACACGGAATTTGCCATACCATTTTATTACTTTCGTCCTGGTGGTTTCCACGGTTTCACCGCCCCACGATTGAACCTCTCACCGTCCGCCACTCGCGTCCTCTGTGCACCACGCACACCAGTAACCGATTTGTGCGTCTTGTTCGTCACTGGCGGTTTCGGGACCTTAACGGGCGGGTTCTCGTTAGGCTCAAATTTGTTGGTATCATATGGAAGATTGTGTTTTTTACTCATTTCTTGCAGCTCCTTTTTGCCATTATGCTGTTCCTTTTATCCTTCTCAATAATCCTATCTGTTCTTCCGGCGGCAGTTTCCCTACGTCCTGCCTGGCCTTTTCTTCGGCATCCGCCGCTGTCATGCCTTCCTCTGTTTCTTCAGGCTCCTTATAAACATCCTGTAAGTTCGTTTGTACCAATGCCTTTTTCCATAGCAAAGGAATATCTGTCATCTGGGCAAGAATCTCATTTTGCAGAACCGCCGCCAACATCGTATTGATGCTCTGCTTGAGTTCCTGTTGCTGCAGCATCAACGTCAATCCACCAACCTTGAAGATATACTTGCCATCAAGCCCTTTCAAGTAATCCTTCTTAAATTGCAATATCAGATTATATGTGTCTTTTACTAACGGTGCAATTAAATTCCGCTCCATTCGGCGTGCAATAACATCGAAGAACCCGTGGCTCTCAGCCGTCTTTTTCTCAATCTCTCCCAAAGTCTGCTTGTGCTTGGACGGCAGAGCTTCGACATATTCGGTAATTGCGGTGGCCTGCCTTAACTCGCTGTCAACCACCCTAATTGCCTGCACAACCTCGTTACCTACATCTGTGATGCCAACCTCGTGAATTACTTTCTCGTTAGTGGTCTTCAAAAATATCTTGCCAGGATAAATCCTTCGGGCCTTCTGCGGATCAACCAATCCCATCGTACTTATCTCGAACATTTTATTGACTGTGAAATTTAGATTGTCCAAGTATAAGTTCAGGAGATTATTGAGATTGTATTGCAACTGCACGGCTCCTTCCACTAAGGACGTTCCCGCTATGCCCCTGTGCGGGTAAGGAATAGGAATCGACAACCGCCAAGGTGGAAGCTCATCATCGAATGGATTATCGTGATGACGGATTAGATCGGTCTCGTTGGCTACCTGAATAAGCTGATTACGCATAACCTTCTTGCCGTCTTTGCTGACCACATCGCCCCAGAACTCAAGGATATTCAACTGTTTATCCTGCGGTGAAAAGTCGCTCAAACCCCTGCGAGCCCTCTCCTGTGCTGTCAATTCTTTTTTCTTTGCGTAATCTCCCTCTAATTTATCAATGGCCTTCTTTATATAGTTGCCGGGATTATTCTCGTACTTGGTCATTAAGTCGGCTAAGTCCATTGTCATATACTCAACCATGTACTTGGGTCGAGTATGAACGAACGGCTTGTAATCAGGACTTATGAATAGATTCAAAACGTCCGTATTTTCAAAAGTAGCTTTCGGCTCATAATCGTCCCATCGCCGCTTGACCGCTCCTAAACCAAGAAGAAACGAGCTTATCGAGTTCTCTCCAAGACATTCGGCGAAATTGGTCTTTTCAAGGTGACTTTTCATCTTCCTCTCCATTACCCTGGCATTCTCCCTGGCATCCTCGTACTCCTCTTCCTCATATTCCTCCTGGTCTATATCAACTTTGAACAATGTTGCCGTCTGAAGCACTGCCCGCTCTACCAACGCAGCCGCCCTGATAGTGTGCATGAATATCTTCGGTGAGAATGACTTCGCCTGATATTCTTTCTTGTTGCTGTAATCCTGCTTGTTCTGATATAATTGCCATAATTCAGCCCACTTGACCCGCCTCTCCTTGGTGGCTTGAAATGCCTCTTTTTTCGCCGCTAACACGTAATCTATGAAGTATTGAGGATCATTGAACTCATCAGGCATCTCACTTTTCTTCTCGACTTGTGGCGATTCTGATGTTTTCTTTTCTCTTTTCTTATTCCGCTTTGCCATCAAAAATAATCTCCCTTAGAAATTACTCTTTATCTCGTATGATTTTGCCGCTTCCATTTCTTCGTCATCCCACCATTTCTTCGTGTTACGACCCCATACGTCAATACCCCTTTCTCCATCATAGGAAGCGTTCTTGTAAGTCCAGCAAGTATATACGAAAGCATCCGCCCTGTCCTGGCCTACGCCACTATCGGCCTTGATCTTCTCTTTCGGCGTCAGACGCATTTGGCCTTTACTGTTAATTTTATAGCTAACTGCCGCAAGCTGTTCGTGCAGTATAGGATCGTCAGGCAAACTAACCACACCATCCTTTAGCATTTCTGCGGCGTTTCCATATAGCTCTGCCCTCAGATTGAAATAATCTTCTTTGTTATTTGCGCGCTCTGAGCTTCTTATTATGACTACGGGCGCACCTAATTCACTTAGGCGGCTCGATATACCTGCCATACCAATTACATCAATTCCTATGGCAGTCGCCTCCATATTTCTTTGCATCCTCAGGTTCCGGCCAGCCGTCTCCATTGCATCTTTCTTTTTATAAATATCCTGCTTGACTATAATGCCGTTTTTCATGCCATAAATAACGGTCTCATCGTCGCCCATCTCTGCCGGGTCGCATCCAACAACTGTCTTCCCTCTCAATAAAATAGGCTTGTGATTTATCCGCTTTCTTATCAGGCTCCAGGATATTACCCTGTCGTAGAGATCAATATCCTCGTGGGAGTTAAGAATGAGCCTGTTGTAATTTGCGGGTGAATCAGTCTTCATTCGGGCACAGTCAATGAGAAAATCTTTGGGTAAGTTATCTCTGTTATCGAATGTGGTAGCTTGAAATACTTGATACTGACCAGGGTCTAAAGCCGCTTTTACATCTTTTCTTGTTAATCCCGATTCCTGTACCAACTCCCGAATTTCTCTACTGGTTGCCTTTTTCTTGCTTGGGTTTATCCACCTCTTATAAATCCAGTTATGACCTTTTGCATTTGCGATCACCATCCCACAACGAAAACATCCCTCCCTTCTAAGCCGTCCTCTCAAAAGGTCAAATTGATCTGCGGTTTCAAACTCCTCGGCCTGCTCGATTAAGTACCATCCGAGATTCACATTCTGCAACACCCCTGCAATCTCGTCTCCGTGCCTGAACATTATCATCGAGTCATTGTCAAAAACTACATCCTTGTGCGTCGGCACCTTTATTCCCGTGTACTGATGAAAATCCTTGATGGTTGAATCTCTCAGGTCCGTATATTCCTTTCGGACTATCATTCCCAAGTTGTTTGGATATTCCTTACTAAGCGCAACACCTCTGTCGATACCACTAAGAGTCTTGCCAGTTCCCCACCCCGAAACCATGGCAGGGAACCTCGCATCAGTACAAAAGAACCCTTCCTGCCAAGGTTTTAAGTTGTGCTCTCTTTTTTCCATTTCGGCTCAGTATCACAATTTATGATTAAATTCACGCCATCTGTCTTGAAGTCGGCCTCTACCGCTTTTAGGTCGGGCAATAACTTGTTCATCAAAACCTTTGCATAATCCTTATCAGTAAATGCTTTTTCTACATAGTGTTGTATAAACTTCTTGCCTTTTTTTTTCTCAACCAAGGCAAGAGCTTTGCGCAATTCCTCTATCTCCGGCTTTGGCGGCCTGCCATTCGGATTGCCCGATTGTCCTTTCTTCCAGTTTGGATTGCCTGCTTTTGCCATTTGTTGTGTCTTGCTTTACAAACTAACCTCTAATCCCCCCAAAAGTCATCCCTGTCGGTTTGTACGTTCCCTGGGCTGCGGCTACCGCCTTATCGAAGTCAAACGCTTCACCGCTCCATACCCTTGTCTCGAAGAAAAGCAGGATGTCAGCATCAGGGCTTGCCCCGCTCTGCTTGTAGAATTTGCACCTGTACATACCTAATCCTGCATCTTCCGGCATATTGCCGGTGTAAGTCCCGTCACCAACGTCAGTTAGAACGATAGTGTGCGAATCACCGTCGCTCATACGTTCGACTATTACGTATAATGCGTTTCCCGTATCGTAATTAACTTTGAAGTCTAACA